CCCGTCAGCGTGCGCGCGCCGGCCAGGATGCAAGAAGCCTTGATAGCCGTCCAGATCCCGTCAGCCTTGCACCCGACGATGAACCGCTCCACCGCCAGGCGCACCTCGGGCTCCAGGCGCTGCCCGTCTGCAGCCTCCACGGCGCGGAGGTAGTTCAGCGCATCGGTGTCGTTGACTGCACCCGTGCGGCGCCGGTTTAGGGGGCGCATCGCCACGGCGCCGGCTGTCAGCTCCTGCAGAGTTGTCCGCCTGATGCCGGCCATAATCAAACGTCCTTCGTGCCGTGGATGATCACGGTGACTTTCGAGGCCGTGGTCGTCGAGGCTTGAATCGAGTCGTTCGTGTCTGTCAGAACGATTCCATCGCTGGGCGCCTCGAACACGAACGTTTCAAGCGACGCCAATCTGATCTCCAAGAACTGATTCGACACGCCGGCCGTGCCCAGGCTGCCGCCGCTGTCGGGCACGTTGTAGAGCTTGACCGTTTCCGTTGTCGTGTTGCCGTTGAACAGCGTGAAGCCTGCGATGAATGTTTTCGTGCTGGCGGGGTTGGCGTAGATCGAGCCGGCAGAGCTCGCCACGTACTGAATGTCTGCCAGCTTGCCGCGTGAAATTGCCATAGCCTCAGCTCGTTAGGTCGGTGGTAGAGGTCCGGTAGCGGACCGAATAGGCGCAGGTTGTCCAGCCGGCCGCGGCATCCGCCTGCTCCCGCTGGTGCTGCACCGTCCCCGGCCACACGTCGAGGGCAAGGCCTCCCAGCGTCTGGTCCGCCATGATCTTGCTGTGCAAGCTGGCCACGATCGGAGCCGCCAGCTGGTCAGGGATGGCGCCGCGCGTGTGGACATGCACCAGCACTTCCAGTCGCCAGTCGATTTTGCACGTGCTGATCGGTTCTGACGCGGGCACGTCGTTGGCGGGCTCGATCACGATGGCCGGCGCTTCATTGCGGGCGAAGGCTTCCACTCGCGACCGATAGACCCGGCCGCTCACGCCTGTCGTACCGGCCAGGGCTGTTGCCACTGCCGCCAAGATCCGCTCGCGCTTAATCGCGGTCATGGTTTCTGCAGCGTGATTTCACAGAACACGCCATCATCCACAAGGCGCACCTCCCGCACGGTGTAGGCGGTCCCGCCCACGGTGATGGAAGATCCCCACGCCAGGCCGCCGAACAGCGACGCCAGGCACCGCACCCGGTAGTCGGTGCTGATCACCATGCCGTCGAGGATCGCCTCCCCGGGCATGTCGAGAATGCCCATGCCAGAAACGGCGCCACTGGTGACAGTGACGCCGAAATCGGCCAGGAAGATTGCGGGATCTTCCGTGATCATCAGCCGTATTTCTTGAGGCCGATGGCATTAACCACCATGTAGCTGGAGCCGGTGCCAGCGTCGCTGGTGATGCTGAACCGCACGAACGCCTTGAGGGCGTCGGCGTTGAGGGTGATCACCTCCTTTGTGGCCGTGTTGCCGATCTGCGTAAAGCCGCCACCGGTCACAGCGGTATAGGTGCCGCCCAGGGTGTCGGAGTGCTCGATCCGGGCGTCGAAGGTCGCGCCGGAACCAGCCGCGGCGGCGTTGAGGATGATCTGCAGATCGCCCTCGATGTCGCTGATGTCGACGCCGGTCTGATCGCTGATCGCCGTGATGGTCGCGGCGCACAGGGCGAAGTGCTGGAGTTTCTCCAGCGTTTGAGCTCGAACAGCCATGGTCAGGGGGTGCGGGGTTTGCGGAGGCGAGGCTTGCGGGCCTCAGGCGCCGGCACCTCTGCCGGGGTGGGCTGCTCGAGCTCCTGGGCCTCCGGGGCCTCGGCCGCAGGGGCCAGGGCCTCGCGCGCCTTGCCGCGCAGCACCAGATAGCGGGCGTCACGGTCGGCGGCTTCCACCACATCACCATGCCGCACGGGGCGGCCGGCAATGGAGGTCTGGGCCAGGATCTCGAGCAGCATCAGATCACCTCAGAGTCACAGGTTGTTGTTGCCGCGGGTGAAGGATTCGGGGTGGCGAACCGCCACGTCGACATCCTGCAGAGCGGTGACACGCACGCCGCCGGACTTGTCCAGGGCGTAGGGGTTCACCAGCAGATCGAGGCCCCCGAACAGGCCCACCATCAGCTGGGACCACACGCCGAAGAACACATCCCCGGTGGCCACCTGATTGGACCGTTGCACGGGGTAGCCGTTCACGGTGTTGCCAGGCTCGAGCACGAAAATCGCCTCGGTGCCGGCCTTGCTGGTGGTCTTGAACCCGCCGTAGATCGTCGAGTTCGTCAGGTAGGCCATGCTGCCGATGTCGGCGTTGTCCGCCGCCACCTTGGTCTCCATGCTCACCAGCTCGATGTAGGTCGGCTGGTTGGCGCCGAAATCTTCGGTATTGATCCCGGTGACGTTCTTGAGGCCCTGGGGCTGGTTGCTGGTGCCGGTGCCGTACAGGGCGGCCCGGTCAATCTCCAGAGCCAGCACGGTTGCCAGCTCGGTGCGGACCCATTGTTCAGCGTCGACGCTGGCCTGCATGATCAGGCGCCGGCTCAGCTCGGTGTAGCCGCCCAGGGTCTTGGGAGACAGGTTCACCTGATCCACGCTGGGGGTGGATTCGGTCACGTCGCCACCTTCGGCGACCCAGTAGGCGGTCGCCGCGCCGGTCTGGCGGGGGAAGGCCACCGGGCCGGTCAGGCCGGTCATGGTGGTAACGCCCAGCGAATCCAGCGCCATCCGGTTACGGAGCAGCTCGATAAAGCTGTCGGCGCGGAAGTCCTGGGCGATCAGGTCGCCGGCTTGCGTGGGGCTGCCAGCGGTCAGGCCGCGGGTCAGGATCTGGTCGGGCACCATGAAGCCGCGGGCAGACTTGCCGCTGGCCTTTTGGGTGGCCTCGCTCACCTCACGCTCGAACCCTGCAGCCTCCCAGGCCTCGCGGTCATTGGGGAAGGCCTGGGCGCGGATCGCGCGCAGGAAGGAATACGAACGCACCTCTTTATCGGTCAGGCCGATGTCGGCGCTGCCGCCGATCGGCTGCGCAGCTGCCGCGGCCTTGGGGGTGGCCGGCTGATTGGCGCGCTTCTCCAGCTCGTCGAGCACCTGGGCCCGGGCGTCGGACACGGCCACGCCGCGCTCGATCAGCTCCTGCGCCAGGTTCTCGACGCCATGGCGCCGGGTCATGCCGTGAATCTCAGCAACACGGGCGCGCTCGTCGGCCGCAGCCTGAGCCCGCACCGCCTCGAGGTCGAGGGTTTGGGTGTTGTCTTCCATCGGGGTAGGGGAAGGGGTGGGGGTTGCCGCCGCGGGGGCGGCCGCTGCGCCGGGCTCGAGGCTGCGCCCGATTCCGACTGTGGGATCCGCCGGCACGCTCACGATCGACACTTCATGGGGCTGCCATTCGGTGGCGATGATCTGGCCATCGGCTCCGGGGCTGGCCTCGCGGATTGCATAGCCAACGCTCACGTTGCGGAGAATCCCGTCCGTGATGTCGGCGACGATCTGCTGCGCCAGCTCGTTACGGGAGAACCGCACGCGGGCCATGCCGCGGGCCTTCTCACCGTCAACCCAGGCACGCTCCACCACGCCGATAACGGCGCCGGGGTCGTGGTTCCACAGAACGGGGGCCCCGTCGTTGAGGCGGTCGAGGTTCACGGCGTCGGCCTGATGGCTGAGCACCTCCGAACCGAACCACCGCTCGACGGGTAACTCCGAGCTGAATGGAAACTCGAGCGTCCTGTCTTCGCCGAGCGCACGGAACTCGACCGCTTGATGGCGGCGGAACTCCTGCCCGGTTACATCACGCTCCAGATCCATCGGATACCTGGGGGTCTGCAGCCATGCTACCGGAGCTGTCAGTCTCCGCAGGCGTAGAGGAATCGGCCGCGGGATCCCCTGAGCTGTCAACCTGGCCGGTGGCCACCGCCTGGCTGATACCGGCGCCGGTTGTCACCCGCGGGTCGGTGTCGAACATCAGGCCCAGGGCGTCGCACTGCTCGAGTTCGGCGGCCCGGGCCTGCAGCAGCTCCTGATAGTCGCCGCCGCGAGACATCACCACCTCGGCCTGTGTCATGAATCCGTCCCGCACCGCCATGCGGTAGGCCGCGCCTTCCTTCGTCGGGTCGACCCACTCCCAGCCGCGGGGCACCCATCGCACCGCTTCCTCGTACCGTTCGGGCGCT